CGTTGAAGAAGAGAAGAACACAGCCGGTCTCGACTTGTCGGCTGGCGGTGACGAGCAAGTCCTAGTAGTTCGGAATGGCAACAAAACACTCGCTGTTGAAGCTTTCAATTTCAAAGACACAGTTGCCCTAGTGGATCATCTAGAGTTTTTATTTAGGAAATACGAACTAACAACAATCTACGGTGACGCAGGTGGTCTGGGTAAACCCATCCTAGACCAACTACGAATCAATTGGGAGATCAAATACGTCTTAAACCAAGCTAAACCCTACAATAGCCTTGCCTATTTGAATCGTGGTGCTGAACTTTGGTTTAGTGTAGCCAAGCTTATAGAGTATGGTGACATCATAGTCCCACGCGAATCCAAGCTACGCAAACAACTAGCCTCACGCTACTATGTGGTCACCCCACAAAACAAACTTCAACTTGAGAGCAAGAAACAAGCACGGTCAAAAGGTCACGTCTCACCTGATCGAGCTGATGCTTTTGTTCTTGCCTTTGCAGATTATCGGGGTAGAAAGCCGAAGAAGTTAGCCGTTAAAAAGGTTAAAAAGCATGAACACAAACAATTTAGGCTGAATAAGCCACGAGTCACCTTCGGTAAAGGATACAACGTAAGAACAAACAATTGGTTACACGATGAAATACAACAACTACAAGAATTATCAGGACGCAGCAACTAGCATAAACAAGTTAGCTGATATTTGCGATAATCAACACGTTACAGCGCAGGATCAAAGGCAGCAGAGGCGGTTGAATATAGACCTAGATTTGGAACGACGAGACGGCTATCTAGCTCCAGATGAAATCTACATACCAACTCACATAATCGACAGTAACATTCGTCGTGAACAGGCCAAGTATGTTTCGTACATAGTCAACTCACGGCGTACTGCAATCTTCTCCAGTTCAACAAATCCTGCGTTTAACACGGGGCCACTTGAGCGCGATTTCACAGAACGTTGCCGTTACGATGGCTGGCAAATCCCTTTGTTTCGCACAATAGACTGTATGCAACTCCACGGTTATTGTGCTGCTGAGATTCAGTTTGACGATACAAAGCCGGGACACTTTGCTGTTGAGTCGGTAAACTATGAGGACTTTGCATTTCCAGATGACACACGCGACATACAATCTTGTGGTATGTTGGTGCATCGACATTATTTTACTCGCGAACAGCTCATTGACATGACAAAAACTCGCGAGTTTAGTGCAAAAGAGGTCGAGTCGTTAATAGGCAAAGAGCCGGTAGATGAGCAGACTGAATCTCTATTCAAGGTGGAGAAAGTCATGTTCAGAGATGGTGGCATAGTTCAGGTGGGGTGGTCTTGCGTAGCCAGATGCAACGAATGGTTACGCAAGCCACGCCCACTGTTTTTGGGCCGTCGAGATATGTCAGGCGAGGTTTATGAGACAGATTATCCCTACGTTATTTTTCATTACATGATAGCAGAGGATATGACCATTAAGAATTGTGTGGGCCGCGCTTATTTAGACAAGCACACGCAAGAAGCGGTTAGTTCCCTGATGTCCTCATTTGTAACAGCACACCGTCGCGCATCGAACTTCTATTTCTCCAAGGACGCAGATGATCCAAACCAGAGCAACGAGCAGACCAGCGTACAGTTTGTGCCGGGAGCATTGATTGATGCGAATGTCAGGCAATTCCAGCTATCCCCACCCAACTCAACAATGCTCTCAGCTATCCAGACGCTTGTGACGCAAAACTCACAAGAGCAATCCCAAATGAATTATGCGGCTATGAATCGGCAGGATAGCCGTAAGACAGCCACCGAGATACAGACGGCATCGGCAGAAGCGCAACTTTTGTCGGCAACACAGGTTTCGCTGTTCAGCATCTCAATCAAGAAGATATATGAGCATTGCTGGGAAATCTATAAGTCTAGGGTAATTGATGGTCTTTTAGAACCCACAATCCCCCTACACTACTTTGTTGATCACGAATATAACATTAAACCAGCGGGTGACACGGATGTTGTTGAACGACAAGAGAAAGCGCAGAAGATGTTACAGGTGTGGCCCGTCATTCAGCAGAACAGCGCGTTGGCCATGATTTACATGGAGGATATGCTGACAATGTTATTCCCTGACGAAGCACCGAAATATCTAACGCAGATGAAGCAGGACAACACTAAAACGCAGTTGCTACAGCAATTGTCAGCGATAGTGCAGAGTCTTGTAATAGACCCGCAAACAGGCCAATTGACAGAAGAAGCACAACCGTATGCACAGCAAATACAACAAATACAACAACAAGTCCAGCAGCTTGCAGGAAGCGACCAAGGCGGCTCTGGAGGAGCAAACGTGGGTGCAATGGGTGGACAACCCAACAACCAAGGTGTTCCTATCGCTCCTCAGGCAGGAGCGGGAGCGGCTAGTTAAAGATGTTAGTTATCTTGCTACAAAACGATCAGTCCCAGATAGTGACGTTCGGATGGTGGCAACTCAAATAAAGGTATTAGACGAAACAATACATATAATACATGACAAAGACCGATACAAAAACAGCGGAAGCAATCGAGCAAGAGTTTGACTTTGGCACGATAGACATTGGTGATCAGCTTGATACTGACGAGCTTGATACGGTAAAGCCAGTTGAGGAACCAGTTGAGGAGAAACCAGATGAAGAGGTTGAGACCGAAGCACCAGCAGAAGAGCCTGAAGAGTCAGAAGAATCGGAAGCTAATGAAGCTGAAGAAGACAAGGAGGAGGCTGAAGAAGATGAGCCAGAAGAACTGACTACTGAGGATGTCCTTGGTGATCCCTTGAAAGAGGATGACAAAGAAGACGAACCAAAAGGCCGCACATACGAGGGATTCGATGATGAGGATAAGCAATATGCCAAACAAATGTCTAATGCTGCTTACGATCATTTCACGAAAAAACTTCAAACACTAAAGGCGGGTAAATCTACAGCAGAAGAGACACAAGACCTTCTATCACACCCGGAAGCATACTCGCTTAACCCGGAATATCAACAACTTGTGACAGATTACGACAAAGCCTCACAAGAAAAAGCGCATTGGCGTAAGCAACTCGTAGCCATTCGCAACGGTGAAAATTGGCGTTCTGTTGAAGGTTACGACAAAAACGGCAAGATAGTGCATGGCCGCGACGAGTTCCAGCCTACAGCAGAATCTGAAATTGACGTACAAGCTGCGCTGACAGAGGCACAAACCATGAGTAAATCTTTCAGTCAACGCGCTCAATCAATACAACATAACCACGCAACCAACTATAAAGACTCTGTTCAGATGCTTGAAGAAGAGCAGCGTAAGCAGTTTAAGTGGTTGGAGGATAAGGAGATGGGTAAGAAAACAATAGATATACCCAACTTTGGTAAAACCTCGATCAATAAACTGCGTAAGACATTTATTGATGTTTTACCTAAAGTTTTTGCCAATCACCCAATGGCTGAACTAGCTACAAATCTCTGGATAAACAACCAGATTATGGCCAAGCAACAGCTAGAATTAACTGAAAAGGTTAAGAAACAGACTAGAAATAAGAAGGATATGCTGCGGGGTGAGCCAACATCCAAATCATCCAAAGCTGACGATGATGAGATGTTTACAATGGACGATTTAATGAGTGATTTTATCTCGTAAGTTGGCAGAGTTCTTGCTCTAATCCGGTTGCTTCTGACGGTAAGGGCATACCACGCTACTCGTGTGAAGGGCATCACAACTCGTGTTTAACAATTGAATATATTAAAACATTATGGCAGTAACAGCAGTTGATCCCGCCAGTAGTCTCGCAGCAGCGATGTCTACGAATGTAGTGTCCAACAACTTTAATAAGTTGGATTTCTACCTAGTTAAAAACGAGGTTGCCCTTTTTCCCAAATGGAATGTCTATGACACTCTGTATGGCTCGATTAAGTGGCAACCTAATATGGGAGACACCCTTCAAGGGTTGACTCCATCGCCCAGTCCCATCCAGCGTTCTACATTCGCGCCGAATGTATTAGCTGATGCGCCACTCAAGGACATCTACAAGGTTGGTGAGCGGAATGAATCTGCGAAACTTTCTTATCACAGGTATGAGAGTACGCGGTTTCGGTTCCTCAACAGCTTTGAGTCGTTCTGGCGTGACCAGTTATCCTACGCTCACAAGGACATCGTTCGTCAAATCCAGACATCACAGAATCAGTTCATCAGAACTTTGATGTGGTATCAGACACCTGACGTTTACATTGCTGATGATGGTGCTGGTCGTCTATCTAGTTCAGTGACTCTTGACGGTTCTGCCGCAAAAGCCTCACTGACACAAGATCAGATTCGCACCATTGATGGTGATGATGACCGTACTTCTGCCACAACCTCTGACATTGGCACAGGTGGTGGACAAGAGTACCGTGATGCACTTGCCGTAGGCGCAAGTACAACAGCCAATACAGCTGGTTATTTAACGTTGAAAGACCTCTATCAAGCCATGTTGGTTCTGCAGGAGGATGTTCAAGCACCTACGTTTGATCGTCAATATGG